TTTCGTAATAACTGGCCATTCAAATCCAATAGCTCCGTCTTGGTCATTCAATTTGTTATGCCAAGCAGTGTTAAAAGCAGTTGCATCTTTTCCTGTTAAAGTGATAGGGTCTCCGTACCCTTCTTTAAAAGTGATTTTTACAGTGAAACTACGTTTAATTGACATTTATGTATCTCCTTTCGTTAATTTGCATATAAAAAGGCAATACCTCGAAATATGCAAAAATCTATATAAACAGTGAAAACTGTTTATACCTTTTGTTTATTTCCAAATATTGCCTTGTTTTTTTCTACTTTTTACTTCTAATTAAAACTCTAATGTATCTTCTACTTGTTTTGCTGGGTTATTACCAATCAATTTAAGAATCTTGACCATTGATTCTTTGTTCAATTTGCCTTTGAACTCGTTGATAAAGTCTGCATCTGAAATATTTCTTTGACCAATTAAGAATAAATCAGCATTCCCTTTTGAATCTTTCTTAGCTCCAATCTGATATACATGAATTGTAGTTGTATATACACGTCCACTTGCCTGTTCTTTACAAGCTCTGTAGTCTGTTACAACTTCGTAATATACATCTTTAACAGTTTCTTCTTTCTTTGTTTTCTCGTTGAGAACAGTTTTTGTGATTTGAACTTTTCTGTATCTGTTCTCAAAGAAAGAAGTTGGAACTGCGATTGCATTGGCTTTTGTTTCTAAATACCCTAATCCATCAGGTCGCATAGGTCTTTCACCAAATTCAACCTCTTTACCTTGGATTTTCTCTTTTACCAATCCAATTTTGTTGATTCTCTGTGCATCTTCAAATGAATATAACGGAGTTCCATTCAAACTTCCTAGGGGTGTTACCTCATTTTCAGATAAGATACTTTTTAAAATATCCATTTCCATTTTATTTTCTCCTCTCGCTATAGCGTTTTCTCGATAGAATCCATCATTCTAGTAACTGATTCCATCATGTAATTCTTTGTGCTCTTGTCTAACGCTTCTGCTCCGTTGACAATAGCACCTACGATTTGAGTAACTGACAAGGCTAATTTATATGTCTTTGCAGACTTGTCTTGTTGTTCTTTCAATTCGTATTTATCAAAATAAACCTTTGGTACACCTAATTTCTCACTTAACATAGGAGAAATCTGAGTGGCGAACCTTTCTCGCATTGGTACGATTGTATTTGTCATGGCATTATCTATGATTCTTTCCATAGATACGTTTCCTGATACATCCCCTAAACCAATCAATTCAGGAGTAAGACCGAAACACTGACAAATAATAGAACCTTCCTTCATTTGAAGGTATTCTAAGAACTCCGTACCTTTTGTAACACGAGGCAAGTGATCCATCTTTTCAAAAATAGAACTTGCAAGGATTACATTGTCTGATTTTGAATTTCTGATTTCCTGACCTAAACGTTTAGCTTCAATTCTTGCTTTGTCGGCTCTGTCTGCTTTAGAACTTGATGATTCGTCTAAAACTTGGGAAGCCGATAAATCAATCGTATCTCCTTTGGCAAATCCATCTTTCAGCCAAAAAATCAAACGTCCAGGGCCATCATACTGAATATCGTAATTCAAACGCTCGTAAACCGTACCTAATAGCTTTAGGCGTTGTTTGTCACGCAATAAACAAGATAATCCGTTCTCATGGTCTGTTCCGTTTCTTAAATTGCAGAAATTATCAGGGATTTCTACAATGATTGTTCCGTCTTTTGACATTAATTTGCCTGTTTTAAGGAATAACGCTTCGTCAAAGTCGATTTCCTTTGTTCCTAATGAGATAGGTTCTTTATCGTCTGCCGACATAGCATAACAGATAGGAACTCTAAAGCCTTTATATTCATCATCTTCACGCATGATAGAAACATAATTACGATAATTCTCTGTAACAATTCCTTTATCTTCGTCTAGCCAACGAATACCGCATTTTCCGTACAATAAGGACTGCATAATAGCATTTTGAAGTACAGAATAGTTTGTTATACCTTGTACATTGTGTCTGTAAAGGAATGGCATAAGAACATTCTTATCTAAATTCTCATCACCCGTTGTGATGCCGTTTGAGAATATAAAGTCAATAACCTTGCCGATAACATATGGTAGTGTTGGTAGATTGTCTATCATCCAATCAATCTCATCAAACTGATTATTAAAGTTTGTCTTTATAAATCCGTTGATGCAGTCTGAATTGCAGTTCAACATAGCTTCCATTACCTTTTCGGCTTCGGTTTCTGCATTAGAACTGTGAATATTATGCGAAATGTTAGGCGACACATAGGTATTGGATGCTAGTTTAACTCTATCCTTTTGTCTTTTCTTTGTTCTTCGACTCAAATTAGCACCTCCTAATCGTTCTCTGCATACGCAAGTATTTCACTGCTTAGATTATACATTAAACAACTGCGGACAGAAAGTACTGAGGAATCTAGGGCATCAGGAGAGTGTCCTAAGCGTTGTTTTATCTCTTCTTTAGGAATAATGGCTATCTTCTTATTATTCTTCGATACAGTCCTTGTAGCAAGCAATTCAGGCTTTAATCTTTTTGCGACTTCCGTTGTGAAAGTCAATTTCTTACTGTCCATTAGCTGCTGAAAGTCTAAATACATTTCCGCTCTTAAATTAAATGCATAAACCGCACTGTAATGTCTTGCCTTGATACGTGTTTTTGTTGGCCCTCCTTGGAAATTGACACCCTCAAGGATAAATCCTAGCTTATCTGAGTATTTTGACAACCCTTCGGTCAACCAAGTACCGAAACCAACGTCAACACAAACATATTTGATGTTTAATGTCTCGATAATCTTAACAATCTTGGCAATAATCTTCTCGGATGTGACTCCTTGAACCCAAACACCCTCTTTTAGATTGTAAATTGTCTCGATTTTGCAGCTTCCGTATCTATTTTGAGAACATAAAGCAACATCTATACCATCTTTTCCTGTATAAGCCGAGTCAATGCCTAAGAAAAAACGCTTTTTATAGGAACTATCAACTTTATCATCATCTAAAGTCATTGTTTTAAACATACTCTCGTCTGAAAATTCCTCTAATTCGCACACTAAATAACGTTGGCAAGTACTTCTATTCTTGTAAAAATGAGAATTTAGTATCTGAGATGCACTTTTCATACGATCTTCTTCATATGCAGTACGTACATCCATCCAAACAACTAATGTTCCTTCGGGGTATTTGTCATTTGTCATGCAATCGTAGAACTCTCCTCGTTTGTGGGGGTTGGAAATAGCAATTTCAAGTTCTTTTGAACCGTCAACACTTGAAAATTCCCTTCGTCCTATCTCGGCATACGCATCTTCACTGACTTGAGCTGCTTCGTCAATAATATAATCTCCACCCTTACCGATAGCGTTATTGTTTTTCTTAGGGTCTACACTGTTTCCACCTAATGTAACGATTTCTACACATCCTCCACCTTTAAATGAAATCTTAGTTTTGGAAGTAGAAGTCTGTAATTTCTCAATCTTGTTTCCTGAATCTAATACAGAACTCTGAATAGACTCGTCTGCATTTTGCAAATGCCCTATAACTTTAGACATGATGATAGTAGCAGTTTCTCCTGTTGCGGCCGCAATTCGTACTTGATGTCCTTTATACGCACGATAAATAGCAATCATACCTAAAGTCCAGCTTTTGCCATACTGAGAAGTTGTAATTGCATAGATAGTATCGTACCCTTCTACAACCGCACCGAACAACATAGCTTGTGTAAAGTGAAGATTGACTTGAAAATATGTCAAAGCCTCTCTTGCACCGATAACCGCAAGTCTAAAAGCTTCTTGTCTAGAAATATTTAATCGTTTGTAATGTTCGGGGATATATCCTCTCGTCCAATTCTTCAATTTATACTTCGGGGTAGCTCCCTTCAACAATCTAACAACTTCTTCTTGGCTCTTATTAATAGCTTTAGCTTCCTTTAAGTCCTCTACATCCTTAAAATACTGTTCCGTAACACTAAGAGTCTGCTTCTTCACTGTTTTCATCCTCCTCGTGTTCTATTACCTCGGCATCTAAAAATTCACTTCCCATGTTGATTCCTAATATATCGTTGATTCTTTCCTCTGCAATTGCTCTTTTCTGTTCAACTGTAATATTATTGACACTTCCAACATTTAAAATATTGCTCTTTCCTATGCCATCCATTCTATTCAATTCCTTTAAGCAACCTAATCTGTCTTTCATGTCCTTTTCTTCGTCTTGAATGTTATCGCTAAGCCATTGTCTACGTTGCTCTACTGTCATAACACTCCTTTGGTCTCTCTTTTTTACCCTCTCATGTATGACATTCCTAAATAAAGGACTGTTTAATATCTTATATCCCTTGTTATAAGCACTCTTATCGCTTAAATCAGGACGAATTTTTTGCATGGACTTCGTAATATTCCCACTCTTTGAATACTCGTCAAAGAACCTCTTAGCTTCATCCTCACGCTTTAATTCTGAAACACTCTTTGCCCTTGGCATACTCTCATCCTCTCTTTCTCTACCTCACTACATTATAAATGATTTCTTTGAGGACGTTTTTACCCCTCATCTACCCCTCGTCTACTACTCGTTTACCCCTCGCAAAAATACATGAACTCATTTTTTTCAAAACTCGAATTTTCGTTTTCCAAAAATTTTTATCTAAAAAAGGGGGTGGTTTGTGTTAGTAATTATTCGTGTTAGCACTCTCTTGTGTATAGTGCTAGGTGTAAAAAATGTGGTTTGGTCGAGAGGGAAGCCATGGGGCGTGTAGGGTCGTAAATTCCTGTTGCGATTTTCAAACTATAGCAGCAACCACAACAACATTACTTATATACATTTCATAGAAATTTCATGATCAAGCAAAGAGTTATAAAGACTTTCAGCAACTTAAAGAAGAAAAAGCAAGAAGAAAAAAGACAATAAAAAAGCTAGTTAAACATTTAAAGTTTTAACTAGCATAAAAGATAAATAATAATAAATAACACAATAAATAATATAATAATCCATAACCAGTATTTAAATAAGAAAGCAGCTATTAGAATAAATACTAATATTGTAGACAATTGATCAATCATTTAGTAGCCTTTCAAATTCATTTAATTTATTAATATAATAATTCATTCTCTTTTTTTCTCTTTTATTTTTAAAACGATCATTATTATATAATTCAATCCAATTATTTAACCCTTTTTTATAATATCTTAAAAGTTGCTCAAACATAAATTTTTTAGAATATGAATTAAAAGTTCGATGATCATTTTCAATGAATTGAAATGTAATACAATTGCCATAAGGGTATATAGTATATGTATATATATAACCCTTATTAAATGCACCTTTTTTATTATTTCTTACAGTTTGACAACTCAAACCATATATACAACTACATATATTTCTAATATCTTTCATGTATATTTTAGACATATGTTTTTTTACTCCATTTCTTTAATTCTGCTTTTATCCAGTTTTTTCTTTTCATGTATTTCATGCAAGCATTACATACATTTTTTTCATTCAGTAAACCGCATTCACATAGATATTTATTTATAATAGTATAGGTTTTTAAACCTTTTTTATTTTCAATTAATAACATTTTTTAAACCTACTTTCATTAATATAATATAGGATATACAGTACCGCATAATCCTATCAAAAGCGCTGCTATTAATATATCGATACATATAGCTATATAAATTTTTAATAATGCAAGTATGAGCACTTTGCACGTGCTCATTTTGTCTAATTGTTTTCTTGCCATTGAAAAACTACACCCCTTTTATATACAAGCCATAGAGTTTGTCTGACTTTCTTTTCAATTTCTCTTTTTGAATATCCCATAAATAAATGATCGTAATAATAATCATAGTTATATACATTTATGCCGTTTGTCGTATATCTTACATTAAATATTGTCATAGTCAGTACCTACCAATCAATTTTAATACTGGTCAAAACATAGTCCCAGCTAGTGCCGTAGTGGGTTACACCCCATAAATACATGTCTAACTTTTCGTTATAATAGACAATTTCATTAATATTTTGTAATAATCTAGCGCCCCAATCGTCCACGATAAACCACTGAAATACTTCCGGTTCGTCGTCTTGTTCGCTTTCTAGCTCAGTGATACGATCATTTATATCATATATTTCATTTTCTAGAATTTGCGATGGACTATTTTCGTTTTCTTCTTCTAGTTCGTCCCTTTTTTCTTCCAACTCTTCTATTTCGTCCGTGTTGTCAATAGTACCGCTCATTTGCTCCCATGCCCCTATGTCATATGTCAATGACATAATGTCATTATTTAAAACCGCGTCGAAAGCCTTTGCAAGTGTTCTATAATCGACATAACCATGTTCCATTCCGTATTCACTAATAGCATTTCCATAATAGTATTTTTGTTCTTTCATTTTCTTTTTTAGCCCCAAGCTGTTATAATAAGGACGTATATATATTTATTGGGGCTTGCCTCCATTTTCTTCTATATTATATATATACGCTTTTTTAGATGATCGTATTAGCTGACAACATAAACGATCATCTTTTTTTATGTCTTTTTGGATGTCACCCCTTTTCTTTTTACGTCTATATTATATCACGATATACACATATTTACAACGATATATTGATATTTTTTTTGTGTTTTGTTCACGAATCGTGAATATAATAGCGGATATTTTCGTACTACACCGTGTTTTTGTCTACATATCGTGAACATTTTACAAAATACAAAATATACAAAATACAAAATTTTTCGCCGATTACAAAATACAAAATACAAAATTTATTTTATTTCTTGACAAAATTTTCTTTTCGGAACACTTAAAATGCCCTTTAAATAAAGGATTTCACTTATTTTTTGTGAACAAATGATTAATTCAGCAAAAAAGACAATAAAAAAACCCATCAATCCTTATTAGAACTTGATAGGTAAATGAAACTAGTAATAATACTGTATATATCTTCTTCTATTAGGCTTTGGAAGGCTCTGTGGAGGACGTAGCTCCTTTTTCTTCTTTCCCCCCGAAGTCAAAACCCCTCTTTATCTCCCCCGAACCTCTTTCCTATTATATATATGCCGAGGGACTTAAGATATATCGCTTTTTCTTTAGATCAATCAATTAAAATATGCAGAATTACTTATAATATAGGCTCTGTTAATACAGAACCTTAAACCATACAATCGACAAGATATAGAATTAATAAAGAATTTCTAAAGGAGTATGAAATGAAATATCTGCCTATTCATTTCATGTAGTCGATATGACTCAACTTGATGACAATTTATGAACCAACCTAAACAATCGTGTGTAAACATTAGTGCAAACATTATGGAACTTATCGTGTTTATTACGCATATTTGATTGTATGGACGTTTCTATATCTCTGAATTTACTTGTTTTTCTTTCTTTTCCCCCGACCTCTGTTGCGATACATGGGCTATAAATCACATTATTTTCTATTGCGATTGTAGCCCTTGGATTTGGAGGGGCCATTGAAGAATACGGGGCAGTTTCATTGAACTCATGGGTGTTATTTCTATTGCACCCTCCCCCGTCAATTAATATTGCACTTACACCATTATAATATCCTCAGGTCTCCCCGAGGCACTCAATTCTGAGTAAGTAGAAGTAAAAAATGTCTCGTCAGGAAGTGGCAATATTTGGTCTTTTTAGGTACTTCCTAACTACATATATTATACCATTTTTCAATGCAGACGTGTGAAAAAAAGCCGATAAAAAAAGGCTATTTGTTGTTAGCCTCTTTCTTTTCTCTTTCTAAATCTTGCAAGATCAATTGTCTTACATAATTGTTCTTGCTGCTTACAGAATTAAGCTTTTCTATGATTGCTGCATCATGTGTTTTATGGAATTTAAGAAGAATTTGCCTGATATTAGCTTTTTCATACTTCTTGGTAGCTCTTAGTTTTGCTTCACTTGCCATACATCATATCTCCTACTCTTCGATTTCATTACCTTCTTCATCCAATTTGAAGAAGTCTTGGTAATAAGCGTTACCAGTTTGGCATGAAATCATGTATTCAATTTCATTATCACTCATTTCTGATAAAAGTTCAGATACTTTTGCCTGATATTCTTCTAAATCTTTCCATTCAGAATCACCATCACATTTTTCAATGTCATTTTCCTCTGCCACGAAATCTTCAATATCATCATAATGAATTACATCATGATCTAAAAGTTCTTCCATCAATTCACGAGCACTATTGTAGAAGCATACCCATCTCCATATCATATGTGTTGGTTGCCCTACCCATTTCTTTGATTGTCCATTATAACTGTTAAGCATCATTGTTTTGTCCTCCTAAGCACCTAAGTACTTTTCCTTACACCCATATATTAACATATCACGATATATTTGTATATAGTTAATTTAATAAATTTTTAAATTCTTTTGCATAAAAAAAGGCTAATTCCACATTCGTGTTTTAAACGTGTTTTTAGCCTTTTCTTTATTTACCACAACAAATACTCATCTCAATCTATTTTGCTCGTTAGAATCACTTCTAGACGTGTTTAAATTGATTTTAAGAAGTTTTTTCTTCTTTTTCTACGCAAGTTGTAGTCTTTATCAATCAAAATCTGAAATATCATTGTTCTGTCAACTAGATATTCAATTCCATCACTATTGAAACCAACGATATTACACCACCACCTATTAAATGTGTATGGCTTAGTCAATACAATTTGTACTAATTCAGTTTCATCAAATAAAGCAGCCATAGCTACGTCACCTGCTCTTAAACCAATATTGCCATGGTAATTAAACCATCCTCCGCAGGTTTCTTTGAAATGCTCGTATTCTGTATCTCTTTTAGGCATTTAAACAATTCCTTTAGATAATTCCTATTTGAGTTAATAATGCACATTTTACTTCTTTTGCTTCTTGCCAATCGAGTGATTTTATATGCCACTTAACATTTTCTCTGTTGATTGTTAATATTTGCTCGGCTTTTGCCATTCCGCACTCGTGTCCTGTATCAATCATAACGTGACAAGGTAAATCCACTCTTTTTAAATTACTTGTAATTGGAATTACATTTACTGTTTTGCTTCCTTTATTTTGAATATCGTTTGAAATAACGATACAAGGTCTCCTTTTATAAAGAATCGTATTACTATATTTTGGCAAGTCACACCAATAAATGTTATTGTTTAGGATTTCCATAATGATAACCTCCTATCCTTCCTAATTTATCCTCTAAATTTCTGTTATGCTGCTTCAACCCGTATATTTTTCTATCTCTCTCGATTAAAGCCTGTTTAATTAATACCATATCGTCATATGCTTCATATAATCCGTTGTCTTTCAGGGCTTTTTTCTACATTTTTAAAACTTGTCTCTACCTGATTCATTGCTATCTTCTTCATTCCAATCCATTCCATATACATCATCTACTGTATCATCTACTGCATCATCCTCATTTTCCTTGATTGGAACACGTACAATTTTAGTTCCAATTCTATGTGTAAATAAGATGCACACTGCCCAAATTGGATGAACATGAATTACCATGTACGCAGTAAATATCATTACCGCTATATTGTGAATTGCCATACTTAAATACATCATTTTGCTATTTTCTCCTTCACATATGTAGCTTTCAAATCTTCTACTTCGACCCATTCTTTACTCCATGCAGCATCCCAAATTTCATTTAATAATGAATCTACAACATTGCATGAATCACTGTTATTAACATCAGGAACACTGATTTTCAATTTAATCATTACGTCTGTACTTTCTTTAGGTTTATTTCGTTTCTTCAAACCCATCATACGACACTCCTCTATTTCGATACTTATACTTTCTTGCTTCATATTCGGCTTTATTGAGATCATCAATCAATCTACCATTCTCTAATTCCAATTCATTAATTCGTTCTGAAACAGCTAAGGAATAAAGGAGCATTGAAGCTATGCCCCCTATAAACAATCCTGCAAAGAAATAAATCATCCTACCACCTCACATTTTGCTAGGATTTCTCCAATTAATTCATTATCATCAATGCCTTTAAAGTATCCTTTTTCCTTCATCCCGTTTAAAGTATTAAATACTTTAAAACTGTATACATCTGAATAGCATTCTAATAATTCTTTTTCAAATTTAGTTAATTTGTATGTTGGCTTTTTATGGGTCTGCTTTAGCCAATCTTTTACCTTATTACGACATCCTATTTGATTGATTTTAAAGTCACAGTCATTGCAATTAGTTTTATAACATAACTTAGGTCTCCCTTTTACTACCGCTAAATTATCAATGCAATTTTCTAATATTTCATCTTTGTAATAATCTAGATTAGTCTCTTGCTTTTTTTCAAATATAGATTTATATTCTCTTAACTTTTTATCCATAGCTTTCACTTTACGCTCAATGTAATCTAAGCAACCCTTGATATTCTCATCATCACCAACCATTGAATCCAAATATTCAATGCATTCGCAAATTGTCATTTCATCTTGTTTCATTATCTTCTTCTCCTTTTAATAACTGTCCACAAAAAGGACAACGAGGATAATACCTGTTCCCATGATACGTTGGAATAGGCACAACTCCATGCTTACACGTTGGACAACATAGCATCATATCTCCGCATGGGCCAAACTCAATATCTATTGGTTTCTTAGGTGTTTCTTTATCCGCAAGATTCCCCAACAATTGAAAATATGCCTTGGCCCGATCAGTTTCTTCTATATCTGCTGCTTCGCACGTAATTTGATGTTCTTTTTCAAGAACTTGCAATAATTCTTGGTATTTATTCATTTTCATCACCCTTAATCTTCTTCTATGTCGCATTTATCAATAGAATCTAAATTCATTTCGTCATCCACTAATTCGACATCATCATAATCGTGATTTTTAATTTTTCTTAACGCTTCTTCTTTAGAACTTGCTTCTACAGTTCCAACATAAGTGCATTTTCCGTTTGCATAAAATTTATAATTCATACGCTTTTATCTCCTTTTTTAATTCGTCAATAGCTTCTTTAACAAACTTTAAATCCATGTCATAGTCGCTAACTAAATCTGCCATTCTACAGTTTGAATAACCTTGTAAAGCTACTTCTAATGTAGAGTGAAAGGAAATTGATTTCTGAATTTCCTTTACTGCCCCATTTTTGCTAGTTTGAATTGCATATTGAATTAGCGTATAGCTTTTTCCATCTGATACGATACCGTATCCATTTTTTAAATTAATCATTGTTCTTGCTCCTTTCTTTGACAATCCTATAAAGCACACATTTATTCATATTTAACAAATCTTGTATCTTTCACTTTCCCGCATTTCAAACACACAAGATACTGAGTCTCACCACTGATACAATGAAACATCTCATTCTTTACACACCAATTAAATTCATGCTTACAGAATAATCTTTTAAAAAACAATTTAATTTTGTTTATCATATGAACTCCTTCATATTTATCAATCCATCAATTCTTTCTTCAATCATTGTTTTGCTCCTTCTCAAAATAAAACACAACCTTGTTTTTATGCTCTGTTATTAGTCCGTATTTCATTGCCATTCTGTATATGAATAGTTTCTGCAATCTTTCGTGTAATGATTCTAGATTCTTTCGATAATCCTAAAGTGTGAATGTACTTTTGTAGAAATTACACATTCTGCAACTTGGCAAAAGGTTGTCTATATCGTTACCACCATCTTTTCCATATACAGGTATTACGTGGTCTACTTCCATATCTTTGTACTTGAGTTCACAACCACAATAGGCACAATGTCTATTATATTTTTCATACACCTGTTTACGAATTTTTTGGGCTATTTGTTTTCTACTCATTTTCTATAATCTCCCCATCTTCAAAGTGATATTTCTCTAAAATATCTTCAAATTTTAGCTTAAATGGACGGTCTGTTAAGACGATGTAATTCTCGTTTAGCTCCTGCTCATCAAACAATCCAATAATTTGACCGAAACAATCATCAAACATATACCAGTTTGTAAGAGGTAGCATTGCAAACTGTTCGCCTTCCTGTATTCCTCTTTCTTTCATAAAATCTTTCAGTTTTTTAATTTCTAACATTTTATTACTCATTCCTCTCGCTTTTATAACTGCCTGTTAACAACAATAACAATAAGAACCAATAACTATAATTTGCACACATATAACAAGTTATTCCAATTATCGCTAGGTTGTATAACATACAAACTATTTCTCCCATTCGCTTTATACCTCATCAACCTCGTTGTCAGTAGGCATTTGAAATACCATTGTCAGTTCGTGTTCAAACAGTTCCATATTATATTGAATTTGGTCTAAAACTTTTAAAGCTTTTTCTTCGGTTGAGTACTTACCTAGTAATGAACTACCGTCCCATATTTGATTGATATCATCAATGTCTAAATCATGAATTTCTGTTAATTTTTTCTATCTTGACTTCTAACCCACATCTTAATACCCCTTCGCTAATCTTTCTTTATTGATCTCATTCTTGCGGATATACTCTTTATAGATTTCTTCAATTGAATATCCTAAATGCAATCCTAATGCGATTACGTAAGCTAATACGTTATCATCTCGTGTTAAATTGATTGCACAACTAAATGCATATGCCTGTCCAAAACCTAAATCAGTTTTTAGCTTGTTGTAGTTCCACTTAATGTCCTCGTCTTGATAACATCCTGTACCGAACTTGATTTCGTACATTAATGCGAAATGCACAACATCAATGTATTCTTCAAATACTTTGGCAGGGTCTTTTTCTTCTTGAGTGAACTTCCACCAACACCAATCCGATTTTTGAGCGTGCATCAATTCTCCTAATTCATCAAACAATGCACTTTCTAATTGGCTTTTAGAAATATAGTCAACATTATGTTTCTTAAATACTTCTGCATCATATGCTTTCTGTCTTTCAAGCATATCCTTTATTAATTCTGTACTTGTCATTTGGTTCTCCTTTTATAATTCAACATTTTCAATCAATGCTCTTTTTTCAAGAACTGATAAATACAATCCCATGTATTTTTGTTGCTCTCTTAACAACTCAAGTGGGCAATCATGCTTAGTTACTTCTTTTCCTAGCATTGTTTCTACTTCAATCTTGTTACAAAAGTTTTTAAGCTTTTCGTATCTGATTTTTACTTGATGATATTCTGCAATGAATCTGTCCTTGTAATCTACAGAGTTCATCAACTCTACTGTTTCTTTTAATTCCATGTTGTTTTTCTCCTTTTTTTCTTTGATTTTTCTAATCTCAATTGCTACTGGATAAACTTGCAAAGCTTCTTGCTTAATTTCAAAAGATTTTCGATTTCTTATCTTATCTATAACTTCTTTTTCTGAATCAGCTTCTACGATTTCCGATAATTGAGCGAATATATTCGACTTAAATAAATATTTTTCCATGTTTTTACTCCTATTTAAAACAACGTTTCTTGTTCATACTTTTTACCATTGCACGTAAATACTTTGGATTTCTTTTCTTGAACCTTTGATTCATCAAAATATTTAACTAACTCGTTATAGTTGCTTGTGAACGTCCCATCATAAGCAACTCCGTTTATCACTGTATGATAATCAAGATCAATTTCTTCATCTTCCCTAATTCTTTCAAAAACTAATGCGTGCTCGTAATCTATATAAAACTCTGCATCAGGAAACACTCGCTTTATATACTTATCCGCTTCTTTTAATTCGTGGTTTTTGAAGAATGATGCATACCTTCCATAGCATTTATTTATCAACATATTCCCCAATGTATAGACTTCCTTCAATTACATACAGATTCATAATGTTTTCCTTTGTTGCCCCTAGAAAATCTTTCCCAGGCTTCTTGAAAACCAATTTCCCATTCTCTGTATCTGTACAGTATTTGTATTTGTTAGAACTATCATCACATCTCTGAACACTGTACATAAGTTCATCATCATACCTTTTCGCAATCATCTAGAATGGCATCCCTTCGTCCAAATCATCATTTGCTGGATATGATTGATAATTTACTTGATTTGTAAATGGTACTGTTTGTGGCTGCTGCATTTGTTGTTGCGTTTTTTGATAAGCTTGTGTTTGTGGCATTGTAGCATTGTTTAAAGCAAATTCTACGTCCATAACGTACACGCTAGTCTTATATACCTTCTGATTCTCTTTGTTCGTGTATGAGCTTTTTTGAAGCTTTCCGTCAACTGCTATATGTTGTCCTCTAAATCCATATTGATTAATATGTTCTGCATTTTCTCCCCACGCAGTACAATCGAAGAAAGATTTAAACTCTTGTCCATTCTTTCCTTTTTCTTTAACTTCAATCGAGAAGTTACATAGGCTTTGTCCTGTAGCAGTTTTCTTTAAAACAATATCGCTACCGATTTCGCCTGATAAAATAACTCTGTTCATTTCTTTTCAACTCCTTTATACAAATTCAACACCTATTGAATTAGGTCTGATTCCTTCTATCATCTGATACATATGTGATTTAGAAATGAAATTCTTTCTAGCACACTCGGCGATTGAGCTATAGACTGTATCGCCTATTCTCACTTTCTTTTTGTTTCTCAATCCTTGTATCTGAGCTAGTTTAATAACTCTTAGGTTTTCGATTTTCATTTCTCCGTCCCAAACGATTGAGTCGTTTTTTTCTATTTCACCAACAAAAGCTTTGTAGGCTTCAAATAATACGTTCAAGTATCGTTTCCCTTCTTTAAGGTTCACTACAACTCTATAAATGGATTCCGTTTTCTTTTTAGCTTTCATTTCCCTTTGTTTTCCTTTTAGGTCAACAGAAACAACTCTTAAATAACTTGTGATGTAATATCTGATTCCCGTTTTACTTTCGCCCAGTAGTTGGAATTGCTCATCATCTTCACTTGTTACTTTTCTTCTTTCTTCCTCATCTGTTTCAATGGGGAGAAGAATACATCCTTTGTACGTTTCCTCGTTTCTCAACATCTTATGGAATTGAGCGTTTGTAATACCCAATTCCCTCATTACATCTTTGGTGTTTACGATTCCTCGTACAACTGATATATCGTTTTTATCCAACATATAATATTGCACTTGCTACCCCTCCCTTTCTTATCCGTTCATTAAATCTCCCAACATTTTCATACCTTCCTCCTTTTTTGAAGGTGCAGGTAATTGATCGTGTTGTTGATACATTTCCAAACTGATTTGTCCTGAATTTAACAACTGTACTTCTTCTTCACAAATCTCTTTGTAAGCTTGTAAAAATCTATCTCTGTAATATTGCAAGTCTTTTTTATTGCTCCACGCAATATCTCTTAACAAATAGCTCCCTCCGAGCGCTTTCTGAATGTTTCTAGGCAGTTTATCGTAGTTTACCTTACTAGTATGAGGGTCGCACTTAGCGTTCCTTAAAACGATTTCCCAAGCCTCTCCACACTCTTTAGTTTTTCCAATTGCAGTTTTACTAATTCTCGTTTTAACTTGTGCTACATTCGGAGCGAACTCTCTTGTATCACTTTGGATGATTTGATTAACTGCATTTGCTACAACTAAGTATTCATAATCCTTAAAAGACACTTGCCAAAGTTTCAAATAGGCTTGCGTATCTTCCTGAGTCATATGTTTGTAAGTCATAGGATAATTGATTCTTAGCACTTGTAAGATTCTTTCAGTTTCTTCTAATGTCAAAATGCATACCCCATTTCTTTTCTCGTCAATTGTCTTTGACCGTTGTTATTGTTCTGCAACTTGTAGAATGTTAACCAGCTATGTACAATGCTCTGATTTACAATAGCAATCTTGGTAACATCATCTACCGCCAATTTATCTAATTCATTTAAAGACAACTTCATAGCTCTAACAGTCAAAGGTTTTCTTGCTTTAGTACGCATATCTACAAAGTCATGCAATGCATCTTGCAAATCTTTGTTTTCTGTATACTCTGCAATAACAGAATTAACACTTTCTTTTTTTATATTTTTTTCTTTATATTCATTAGTACTTAATTCTTTAGTATTTTGTTTATTAGTACTTTGTTTATTAGTATTTATTTGTGGTTGATTTTCCGTGCACCGATTTTCCGTACATTGAATATCCGTGCACCGATTTTCCGTACACGGTAATTTGTCATACGGTTTCTCGTAAATATCGTAGACGTAATCAAATCTTCCTGTTTCGTCTTGAACTCTTGTACGTTTTAAATACTTATGTTCTTCAAGTTCTTTAAGTGCGGATTGAACCGCTGCTTTATTTTCCTTAACAATCGTAACTAATCCATTTACTGAGTAATCCCAATTACTAGGTAAAGAAAGCATCAAACCAAGAAGTCCTTTTGCTTTTAGTGAGATTTCTTTATCTTGAAAGTGATAATTGCTCATCACCGTAAAGCCTTTAGTGTTATTTACTCTAATTACTGACATACCATTCTCCTTTAATGTAATGTAATTCCATGATAATTAGGCATTTTTCCTTCTAGATAAAGTTTGTAATCGTACCAAATATTCATTTCTTCTAGCACTTTCATAAACTTTAGTAGATTTTTGAAAGCGAAGTTTTGATAGTTAGAAATATTGCCTATAGGTTTTACATCAAATTCAAATAATCTTGATGTGCCTTTTCCTTCCGTCAACATTTGCACGTTTACTAAACATTCGTGATATACTTCATGAAGTTCTTTTGGAACTATCATCAAGTTTTCTATATCATTGTTTGAATGATCTAAGTCAATATGGTGAATATGATAATCTTTGCTAAAACTTAATCCGTAATATCGTTTGAATTTTTCACGATAATCTTTTAGTTCCAATGCATCTTTCACACTTCACACCTCCTAACATTCAGACCCTATGTAATAATCGTAATAAGTATAGGCAACACTAAAGGCACTCCATATGTCTGCTTTAAATCCGTAGAAGTATCCAGGATTCTTCTTCGTTCCTTTTCCTTTATTAGGAGTATCTTTAGCGAACAAATCAATCAATGCTTGTCTTACAGTTGCATCTGTCGCTTTCATAGAGTGGCATAGAGCCATTTTTTCTTCACTTCGGTATATTAATGTGGGTTCTATATCGAAAGCTTCGAATTGCTCTAATAAACGACCTATAAAGTAACAAGTTTCAAATGTAGTTTGACCTACAGGCATACCGAAACTTTGTATTCCTTCAATTGCTACATAATCAATTGGATAATTCTCTGCTTTCCAATTTGAGATTTTATCTTGCAATTCTTTGTTAGGAATTTTTCCTTTGTCTACAACTGCCGATAAATCATTCTCAACTACAACAAATGCACTGTATTCATTTGCTGGGTCAATGCCTAAAATCATCTTACGCACCTCCAATTTCAAACTTAGTAGCATCAAGTTTTTTCTTTTCTGAATTCATCTTAGCTTCAATACTTTCATAAGCAGTTTTGAAACGTTTTAAATCAGAATCAACTTTTGCAAACTTAGTTCTTTCCTCAGAAACTTTTTGACCTGCTAAAGCTTCAAAATATTTAATACTAGGCGCTTTTCCGTCATGTTCACGTTCCCAAGTACTACGTTCTACATAAATAGCTTGATTCGTCTTGTTTTCAATGTCTGCTTTCAAAATGTTTGAGCTTTCCTGTAATCTAGCAATCATTTCACCAATTAAGAACATTTGATTTGCGAGGTTTTCAATGTTCAATGCCATTTCCATTACTGCTTCCGCATCAGAGATATAAGCATCAACTAGGATTCCTAATTGTTCTTCTATTTCTTCGTCCTTCCAATGTTTGATTTTGAAGGGATTATATTTAAACAACAATTCATTTTGAGTTAGCATTATATTTCACCTCTGATTCATCAATATGTCCGTAGATACGTTCTAAATATCGTTTGGCTATTCCTAACATTTTTTCTCTTTTAGCACTCTGATCTAGAAGGTTATGACACTTACGACACACTGTAATGATGTTTTTTTCTGTGCCGAGTCCCCCTCTTGATCTAGGAATAAGATGTGCTTCAGGGAATGCGAAGGGAGAACCGCAAAAGATACACATTCTCCCGTCTCTTTCCCATACAGTATCTTTAACTGATTTAGGAATATCTGTAGCTTGGCTACGTTTGCTTTTATACAAGACTTACACCTTCGGGTTGTGCCCCTTGTGGTTCTTCAGGTTGCGAATATGTTTGTGGTTGTACAGGTGCTTGCTCAATTGATTGTGTAGGTTGTTGAATTGGAGTTTCATCCAATTTCATATCCACATTCATTTCTTCCTCTGAATACATCTGTTGGAAATCGTTAGGGAATGTTTCTCTTAACGCTTGAGTAATCGCAACTTTACGAATCATTGTGGCGGCTTTAGTGCTCCATTGTGAATTAAGCTTTCCGTCCTTGGTTCTTCCTGCGTATTCTTCAAATGAAACTTCAATGTGTGCTGGATGAGATACATTCTTTCTAAATACATCTGCCCATCCACCTACAACTTCTTCACGATCTTTCAAATAGAAAGCGCCTTTTCGGTAAGTTAACTCACCGCTTTCATTATTAATTACGATAATTCCTGCATCTAAACCATCAAACTCTGAATTTCTTTCGGCACGTTTCAAGAAAACATCTTTTGAAACTACCATTTGAGCTGGTGTAGTGTTTCCATACTTGATTAAGTAGCAATCTTTAATGAATGGGTTCAACCCTTGTGATTTACACAAATTAATGAAATACACAACTTCTTGGTCTGAGATTTGACCATTTCCATTTACTAAGTAATTTCTTACGATAGCTGGACTTAATTTAACTTTTTCTCCGTTGGCAGAAAATTCTACCAATTGATTGTCGTTTTTCTTTGCAATATTGTTTTGTAACATAATTAACATTCTCCTTTTTCTACAATTGTCACTTTTACGTTATGTTCACGAATGAACTGATTTAAAATTGGATTAAAAGCCTGTAATTCGCTCATAGAGCCTTCAAAACGGAATACGCAGTATCTTCTAACTTGAGTTTGACTTTGGCTTTCATGAGCTTCTAATCGGTTCTGAGAAGGTGCTACATTTTCTCTTTCCATTTGAGCTTGCTTAGATTGTTCAATCTGAGCATTTACTTTTTCTTGAAGTTTTGCTTTGGCTTCCTTGATTTCGTTGATTCTCTCTGTAGCTTTGCTTAAATCCAATGTCTTACAGAACAATTGGATAACTTGTTCTGCCTGTAATTCATCTTCGGGAAGTGAAGCTTCGATAAAAGATAATTGTTCTTCGGCTTTCAAGAACTTGTTATTTAAGCTTTCTTCAATTTCTTTAGGCTTAACAGATTTGTTCAAGTACCTTTCTTCAAAAACTAAATCAAATGGGTACTTATCATTTGTCATGTTTGTCCATAGTTCTTTGATTTGATTACGCTTCAATTCTTTTTCTGCGTTATCAACTTCGTTGATTCCATCACCCAATTTATCGGATGCAGCTTTGATAGTCTTTTCGACTTGCATAATGTCTTTTTTATCCTGAATCCATTGTGCAAAGACATCATTCTCAACTTGTTTACGCTTATCAGATACAAGCTTTACCAAATTGTTTAAAGCAGCTCTATCTGTTTTAGCCTTCTTGTAGTTTCCTTCATCTACTACATAGTTGTAGTGCTTTAAGCCTTCTTGAATATCAGGTAATAATTCACTAGCATTTGTGTATACTTTTCCGTTTTGTGCACGTACCTCTAAATTAAATTCCATATTTCCATCTCCTCTTTTTCTATATAGACAATGTGATAGGTGGTTCTACATCACCTATGAAGTACCTATCCCATTTTTCTAACATTGCTTGTTTTAAATCGTTCATACTGTCTAGAGCTTCTTCTTTTCGATATGAACGCTCAATGATTCGTGCATCACCATCTGCAAATCTTAGTTCTGCACAATAAATAACGAAATCGAAGTCCGTTACAATCAATCCTTCTAAAGTTTGGCAATAATAGTTATCAGGAACTGTTTCGTTTCCTTTAGAACCCCATTTCTGCAAACTATGAGAATTGATTATCTTGGATGTTTTGATTTCCAAGATTCCTCTTTCTCCTGTTTCTTTGTTGTAAATCAATCCATCAGGACTGTATCTCAAGAACTCATGTTCCTTAGAAACCAATGTAACGTTATCAACATACTGAACATCCAACTCAGGATGTTTCGCCTGAAACAACGTTCTTAAGCATGGTTCAGCAGCGTTGCCATACTCGATAGCCTCATTCGTAATTTGTTGTGAGCCGAATTTCTTGTCATGCCACAACTGATTTAGCGTTTTCCATGGGTTTAAATTCATGAAGCACGCTGCATCCGAGCCACCAATACCACATCCACGCTTTTTCAACCATTCATCATGGCTTCCATACTTTTCGACAATGTATTTATCAGTGTCTTGATACAGATTCATTTTTAGCCCCTCCTTTTAATACGTACTTGGCATATGATGTTTTATCTCCAAACCGATTTTTGAAGTTTCGGTTTGAGTTTCAATGTCATACCCCAAGTCTCTTAAATCCCAAATCCTTGCACCTAAACGAGTGATTCCATATTCTCTGATAGCTTCTAAAGGAGTGATCGTACCATGCTCCTTTAGGTGCTTGATAACTCTTTCTGTTTGCGTCATTTTACAAGCCTCTTATGTACCAGTTTGCGAAAACTGTAAATGCGATAGCTAGTGCCAATAAAACAATTGAACATATGTAATTGAATTTAGCCATTCCATTAACCATGCTCGTCTGCTTCATGCTTCTAACTTTAGTTGCATAATGTGTCTCGTAAGAGTTGTTTGCAAAAGAAGGAAGAGTGATACAATCACCCAATTCAACTGCTTTCTTTTTTGCGGTTGATTTAGAACCAGGCTTCTTCGTCTCTTTCTGCTTTGCAGAAGTCGTAACAGTAGTCTTCATAGCCATATTGTTCTTCCTCCTCTTCTTCATCTTCATCAATAAATCGGTTATCTTGAATAACCCTTAAATCATCTATGTCCATCATTTCTCACACCCCACTACTTCTTTAAATTCAGGAAACATCTTTACAAATAGTTTTGTTGGAACTTTCTTCGAATCAATCACCTTTGCTAAATTGGACTTTTTATAGTCCTCAGATTCACAAATAAGATTCAGCATCTTGTATGCGGTTTTTTTAGAAACACCTAGTTCCATGATGTCTCTATAGCCAAGCAACACTTTCATTCCTTTACACATCTTTTCCCAACTTCAAATCCGTATCCGTAAATAATGGAAAGCAAGTTTGATACTTCTTTTAAATCTTCACGTTTGCATCCGCTTCTGATTAGTACATCAAGAACTCTTCCTTCTGCTTTTACTGATTCATGGATTAATCTAATTGAATCTGTATATTCACAATCCATTCTTCCACTTGGTTCTGCCATTTTATTCACCCTTTCTATTTATATCCCTTTATAGGGATGTTTATCTTAAAAAAATTTTGGCTCTGTCTTCATCTTTATCAATATGCAAAATTTCACACATTTTAGTAGCTTCATCAGTATAAAGTCTACATTTTCCTGTTACTTTTAAAGAGAGTGAGTTTTTGCTGATTCCAAGCTTTTCTGCTAACTCTCTTTGTGACATATTGTTTCTTTCGAGCATCATTTTATAAAGCCCTCTGTCCATAAATTCTCACCTCTTTCATCCCTTTATCGGGACATCTACAGTATATCACGTTTACATTAAGTGTCAACCCTTTTTTGGGATATTTGTTTTAATTTTATTATTATGTCATTGCTAAATTGGGATATTACAAATATAATATATTTAGCAGATAATACTTTAGGGGGTGAATGTTAATGAATAATGTAGTATCTGATAGGATTAAAAAGGCAATAGAAAAAAGTGGGTATTCATTTATTGAATTAGAAAAGAGAACAGGAGTTTCTAAATCAGCCTTACAAAGATATTCTCAAGGAGTAACAACTAAAGTTCCTGTCGATGTTGTAAATGCAATTGGAGGTGCTACAGGAATTTCACCATTCTACTTGATTGGTTGGGGTGACGATCCTAATTATTTTCCTTTGAAAAATATCAAAGATAAATCAATTCCTTTATATTCTTCTATAAGTTGTGGTATGGGATTATTTGTTGAAGAAAATATCGAAGACTATATAGCCGTTCCAGATAGGTATATAAATTCTAACAAGGAGTACTTTGCTAATATTGCAAAAGGTGATTCCATGATTGGAAAAGGAATCAATGATGGAGACACACTGATATTCGAGAAAACAAACGTGTTGGAAAGTGGACAAATCGGCTCTTTCTGTATAAATGATGGAAATGATTGTGTATGTAAGACATTTAGAAAATTAAATAATGGAATGATCGTATTGGAAAGTGCAAACCCAAAATACGACCCAATAATTATTGATGTTACTAACGAGTGCTTTAGAGTTATTGGGAAACTAGTTTGTAAATTCAGTGGTGTAGAATAATAATTATTGAATGGAGATGATATAAATGATTATATTTGTTTGTTTACTAACACTTGGATTGTTAGGCGTAGGAAAAGCTACAGGAAGTATAATAGATACGGTAATAAGTGGATTTTTTTATTTGCTTGTTATTGCGTTCTTCTTTAAGTACGTATTACCGTTCTTTATTATAGCTTTCATTTTGATTTTATTATATGTATTGTTTTGGTAGCACAAAACGTCCGCAACGAAACATGATAAACTTTAAGTGCCTGTAAATAGGCAACTGTATTTTCATCTCTCTCTATTTCATGGAAGGCACACTCGCTAAAGAGTGTGTTTTTCTTTTTACAAACAAAAAAAGCACTAGAAATTAATCTAGTGCATTATCTTTATCCATTAATTTAGCTATTCCTTTATCGGCTTGTGGTAGCCAATGGGCATAAACACTTAATACAGTGCTTAGGTTGTCTCCTAAGCGTTTTGCGACATCATACAAGCTAAAATTAGAGCTTCCATCTCTTACCATATTACCAATCATATATGAAGCACATGAGTGTCTTAAATCGTGTATACGAATGATAGGTATTTGTTCTTCATTGCTTTCATTTGCAATTTTAATAGCTTCTCTCATCCTCGTTCTAACTGTTGTATTACATACAGGAATATCTATACCGAACACAAACGATTTTTCAGGAACATCCAACATTTCCTTGAACTCTCTGTATTCATCCGATAAGAATTGTGGCATAGTAATTGTTCTATAGCTATTAGGAGTTTTTGGAGTCGTGATTTTATGTAAATCTTTTGACCATGTTTTTTTAATTGCAATCGTATTGTTTTCTAAATCTACATCCTCCCAAGTCAAAGCCAATGTTTCACCAATTCTCATCCCCATATAAAATTGATTGTTAAATAGAAGATGATACAAAGGATTTTCAACGTAAGGAATAAACAAGTTGAATTGTTCCAAAGTCCAATATTTCATTTCGACTTTCTTTTCGTTTGGATTTTTAGCCAATTCAACAGGCGAACAAGGATTTGTTTCTAAATATCCTTTACGAACTGCAAATCTCAACATCTTATTGATTCTAGATAAATAATTCTTTGCAGTTTCATATCCTACGTTATTAATCATTAATTCCATTGCACATTCTATATCGTTTGTTGTAATGGATTTTATGTTTACATCACCTAAAATATCAATCCATCTTTCAAGTAATCTGTTCTGAACTCTATATGTGCTTTCTTTTATTCTCTTTTCTGTATATGCTGCATAGATATTAAGTAATTCCTCAAGTGTGATATTTTTGTATGGGTCTTTAATGTTCTCTTTGAATATAATCTCTGCTTTTACTGCATCTTTCTTTTTTGGAAAGCCACGTTTCTTGTATTGTCTATACTTTCCATTCTTCATTTTGTACGAACCATAGAAATACCACGTACCTGTTTTTTCATCTTTCTTTACTGCCATGTAATTTTCCCTCTTTCTTTAGATAACATATAAATTTTATAAAAAACTAGTGAAAATAGGTGAAAAACAAGGCTATTTTATGCCAATATCATGCCAATAACATGTATCGTGCTTTATATAAAGCAAATTTCTTTTTGTTGAATGATATTTATAAGCTTCTAGCTCTTTATTTTCCTTTATTTTTTATTCATCTAGTTTACTTTATGTTCTCATACTTTCTCGTTTTTGACCACTTTTTATTTAATTGAACCTAAAAAAATATTCCATACGTTATGCCACACGTTTTATGCCATTATGCCAAAACCATATTATTATTTCTTTTCCTTATAATATATAAACAAAAAAGCCTCCTGCTTGGTAAGGAGACTCTTTTGCATAAAGTTATCTTTGAAAGGGTTGTGTCCATCCATGAAGAACACACCAATAATATAGCATATTAATTTTAAGATTTGTTAAAAAACAAAAACCATACCTGGATGTGTTAGGTATGGAATCGTTTTGGTGACATTTACTAAAAAGGGGAGCTTTTAGCAATTGTCACATTTTGCCGTTGTTTTTGCTAGTGCCACAAAGAGAAATGTTAAGATTCAATTACACGTCTGCAATTTGCACTACACCAAAGATAGCTTAGGCCTTTATAACTCTACTTTTCCTAGCAACATGATTATATCATATCAGTATGAATTTTATAAAAAAAGACCACCTTTCAAGTACTTCTAGAATGTACTCTAATCAGTGGCAAGAAAATAATTTTTCTTTGTAGTCGACTTGCATAAAAATGATATCAATCAGTCACGCTTGGAATGACTATAGATTAATACTAATAAATCCATATGCCTAACTTGGTTTTGTACATCAAGCTAACATGGTTCACTTAGAATTTCTCATGTTTGGGCCTTTGCCATTATAACATAGCAAAAACTGCCACACAACTAAATGCGTAGCAGTTTCGTTTCTCCTTGTTCCTATAATTGGTACATGAGATAAAAAAAGAATACGATTGTATTCCCCTAAGCATAGACATTATACCATGTTATGGTATTGGTCGTATTGTGCACTCTACTAATCTATGTGCTTATATTTTAACACAAAAAAGCAAAGGACGTATAAATCATACGTCCTAGGATACTCCTTCTACTCTAGTAGATGAGCTATTTTCGTTCACGATAGTTCACACTACCATGACTGATTTACATCATATAAACCTCTTTTTTGCAGATTTCGTGCAAAAACAAGCGTTTCATGTCGTATTTCGTACATTATGTACAATTATTTGAACAAATTAGCGATTTTTTCAACGATCTTTAGCAACAGTTCAATCAATTTATTGATTCCTGTCACATTGATTTTGTTTCCATTATCCTTAGAATCGTCCTTAGAATCATCTTTAGAGTCATCCTTAGAATCTGTATTCGGTTCATCTTTCTTTGGATTTGATTTATAAAAATCAATATCGTGGAAGATTATATCTTTGTCGATTGGGTTAGCTGCATACTGATGAATAACACCAACACTAGATTGGTCTGATTGAATATTACCGTCATTCGTACCCCAATTTGCAATCCAAATTGGATAAGTTGTTTCTACAAATGTTCCTAGCCAACTAGTGCTAGTATAAACACCTGTATAATATCCTTTAGCACTCATATAATCGCAGAACACTTTACACGAGAAAGAACATCTTTCTTTAGTAAGAACACCAGCTTTCTTCTTGTAATTGTCGGCATCTTCCATATCGAACCATACACCTAATTGAACATTTCTATCTTTGATTAGATTATATACATACTCTGCTTCCGCTCTAGCTTGGCTATCATCTAATGCATAATCATAGCAGTACACACCATACGGAATCTTCAATTGTTCACATTTATCTGCAAAGTATTCAAATTTCTTATCAGTGTGTTCTCCGTAGGAAGCACGCAAAATCACAAAGTCATATTTTGATAAATCAATATCTGAACTGTTGTGTTCTGAAATATCAATTCCGTACCCCTTAACATTCTTAGTGTAATCTGTTGTAGTTGGTTTAGAAGGCTCTGTAGAAGGCTTAGAAGGCTCTTTTGTATCTTCCTTAGTATTTGTATCAGGTGCTCTGAATTTCGCCCACATTTGACTTCTATCCTCTGTAGCAGATACCGCAACAAAGAACTTTCTGTCTCCTTCTTTACCTACAACATATCTATGTCCATTCGTTACACACTTCCAATAATAACGAATCTCATCATCTGCATTGCATTGGCCAAAGATTTCACCACTTGGATTATCGTAATGCTTATGAACACCATCAACAATGAATGTTGCAATACCATCTTCCTGAGTTAATTCAATATCTTTTGTTTCAGGAGCACCAATTGTGGCCCATGGCTCAACACCATATGATTCACTGCCACTGACTGCTGCGAAACATCTAACTCCATTTGTATGAATCCATGAAATCCATCTATGTCCAAGTCCTACCCATTTTTCTGTATAGACTTGTTTTTCGCCCTTTACAAATGTTCCGTAAGAAGCACCTGTTGGTGTATCTCTATGAATAACAATAGCAGTATCATTTTCAAATGTGGCCATTCCATTTTCTTTGATTAATTGAGAAGCATCATATGTAGAAGCATTTGTATAGAATTTAGGTCTTAAATATCCCCAAATAGCTCCTTGATAGTTTAATGGCCATAACATAGCTTTAGGGTTGCCTAGAACGTTCTGAGAGAGTGCTCTGCCTTCCCAATAGATAAATATATGTCCGTATCTAGCATCACCGCCTACAGACACTCCTACGTCACCATTTTGGGGAGCACCCGTAACAACATCAAAGTAACTTAAAACACCATTATTTGCTCTGTTGAACCACCAATCTTTAGCATGGCCACGTGCAATACATGGCTTCCCTCCCCATGCCATCAATCCTTGAATTAATGAAACACATTGTCCACCATATGGTTCTTCGCCTTGAACATAATTAATGTTCATTATTTGCCCTTTATTGTTAAAAACCTTATTGATAGCATAGTTATAAAACTCTTGTGGAGTTCCCATTTTTCATCCTCCTTAGTTTTTTTCTAGCAGAAAGTCTTGAATCTCATCTCTAGTTTCTTGGAGTTTGTCTTTATCGTTTTCAGAAAGCATATTGTTGATGATCGCAATGTTTGCTTTTAGTGTTAAATTACCACGTTGCTTATCTTCTTCTAATCTTTCTTCATGTTCTCCTAATCTTCGAGAGTGTTCATTCAATTCTTTCTTAATCCCTTCTTGTGTGATAACTAAACTTTCAATTGATTTTATTCTCTCATTGTCTCTTACTAACCATTCTTCGTGTTTTCTAACGGTTTCTTTTAAATCGTCATTAGGTTTCTTTACCTCTTTAACAATCTTCACAACTCCCCAAGCGGAAGCAATGAAACCTAAAAGCCATAAAACATATTCTAAATCAATAGTGATTACTTTCACTATTAGTCACCTTTAACATTGATTTTATCAATTCCATTATCTAATTGAATCTTAACGTATTCTTCAATTTCATCAAAAGTACTTTGAACAATTTCACTAATCATTTCTTTTGTGATGATGCCATGCAAAGCATCAGGAACAAGATCGTATAGTTTACTAACAACTTCTTCAAATTTTTTACCACCAGCATTAGTTGTATCTTTGTAGTTGTCCTCAGCTTCTTTAATGTAAACAACTGCTTGTGCAGTGATTTTAGCAATCACTTCTTGCACTTCCTTTGCTTTAGTTTTAGCTTTGGTACTGAATTTAAAATATAAAGCTAATCCACCACAAACTAAAGTAGCAGCAGTCTGTAATAAAGTTAAAAAATCTTGTACATTCATAAATTTACACCTCCAAAAAATATTTCATCTCTCTCATATTTTCTGAGGTACTGTTTTATGGCATTTCAATTATATAATGAAAAGAAAAGGACGTACATTAACGCCCTATAACTTATACAATACATTTTGTGTGATGTAATTTTACATTGTTCTTAGATACTTTAGCATAAATCATTGTTGTAGCAATGCTTTCATGCCCTAAAATAGCTTGGACTTCCTCAATACCCATGCCTCTATTTAATCCATCCGAAGCGGTTGTATGTCTAATGAGGTGAGGGAATACTCTACGTTCAATACCAGCAAATTCTCCAAGTTGTCCTATTCTTTTTTATCCATAATTAATACCTCCTGGTATATAATAAAATAAAACTAGCTTATGAGCTAGTTTTTTCTAAAATAATTGAGATACATGCGTCAACATACAAATGCCCTGCAACAGGCGTATCTGTTTTAAGCTTAGCGAAATATGGCAAATATTTCATTGCTATTGTAGTATATACAAATTGTGGGTCATTTTTTTTGGTTGTGACTGTTACATTATCATCTAGCATTAAATAAACATAGTCTATTAATTCACCTGTACTTTTGTTTTTTAATTTACATGTGTTATTACTTAAAAATGATCTCTTAACTGTATAACCTTCTAAGTCTAAATTCCTAACAAAAACGCTGTTGGTATAATAAGGAGCAGTTGGTAAATAATCAAAATTATATGAAAAATAATAATCTAATTTTTTAACATTTTTATCTTTGCTTTCTGTTAAAACATAATATTGATCTGTTCCTATTTTATTAATTGAAACATTATTTTCAATGGTTGGTGTGGGTTCTGTAGTCCAAGGGAATATATTTTCGCTTGTATCACTATACTTTTGTTGAATTTCAACGATATTAACTTTACCCACTCCAGCATTAATAATAGGTTTAGTGTCAATTTGATTATTTTCAAGCCATAAACTACATTCATTTTTTGCATTAAAAATTGCATTCACTTTCAATGTTGAATATTTAATATTAACAGTTGGGAGTACCGTGTTATTTGTGCTATATACATTAACTAAATATTTATTATTGTTTGAAATATCACAATTATTAAATGTTATTTGTTGTTTCTCCACACTACTTATATTCGGTAAAATAAAGGTGTTTGCATTATCATTATTATTAATATAACAATTATTAAATTCAAAATTATCAAGTGAACCGAATAATTCAATTGTTCCATCCGGATCAAATTTTAAGATAGTGCAATTATTAAATATAAATCCACCACCAATATATCCACTAATAATACTAGTTCTTTGTTTATAGTCATTACCATAATAAAATACTGTTTTATTAATACTATAAACTACACCATTA